AGCGTCATCAAGGTCAACAATCCGACCACCTTCCACGGCAGTCACCATGTAGGTCACGCCAATTTCTTCGGCATCCTTGACGATCTTTCTGAGGTCTTCAATGGGGCAATTTTTCATTGGTTCGGTCTTTCTCTGGGGCTGGGGTTGGGGGCGGCTCATTACTGAGCCTGCCCTAGCATTTTTGACCAAGCGTCGCGGCGCTTTTGGGCAAGTTCATCAACGACCCGCTCTGCACATTGTTCCCATGCGTCGTTGTGCAGGCGGACACCGCAGACCTTGCACGCCTGAAGGTAGCCTTCGAGCGCTTGGCGAGGTGACTTGTTGACAGGAAGGTGAAATGCGCTCTGGCGTGAAACCATGACCATTGCGTCATGGTATTGCGTTGCGAGGTTGGCGGCTTGGGAAGAATTGATGGTCATTGGTCTGGTCTCTCTCTGGGGTTGGTTGGGGTTGGTTATGCGGTTGCGAACTTGATGTGAGAGCGGATGTTAGCCTCTTCGTACAGTTCGACGCCCGTGGCGCGCTGTGCATCAATCAGCATGTTCCCCCAAACGCGAATGGCGTTGTCGTCATTATTTTTGCGAGCGGCGTTGAAGGCGTCGTAAGCGACTGCAAGAGAGCGGGCGGCAGCGCGGGCTTTTTTGGTCATGTTGATCATTGTTTAGTTCCTTGTTTTGAGTTGCTGTGGGTATCTTGTCTCACAGGTCGCGGGGCGTGTAAAGTTATAATTTTAAAAAAGTAACCGAGGAGCAAGAAGCCTTGCAAGGGCCGCATCTTTGATGCAGAATGCAGGAACCCACTCTATCCTCCCTGACTAAGCCCGCCGCGATAGCAAGCAACCTTGCAACATTCGCGGCGGGTATTTTTTATTCAGCCAGTTCCGAGGCCAGCGCTAGATAGCCGCAAGCATCGACAAAACTATCTTCGTGCGCGCCGTTGGCAAGGCGGGCGATCTTCAAGTCAGCCATCATCAAACAGACCTGCCACGCCTCAACCTCAAACCCGCCCAAAATCTGCGACCAGCGCGCGGCGATGTTTTCAAAGTTCTCTTGCGGCGACCCATAATCAACCTGCCGCTGGCCGTTGATCAACTGGTCGGCTGCCTTCAGCGTTTCGCTTCGTTTCATATCCATGCTTCACTTCCTTTTTTTGCGCAACTCAAACACTCGGCGCGCTTCCTGTTCAACGTATGGCCTGATTTTCTCAGGTATGCGGGCAAGGGCTGACCTTCTGGCATCAACACCGCCCAATTTCAGCACGGCGCAAGCCCCCTTGTATATCTCAAAAGATGCCAGCGACCGAATTGACGGGTCAACATCGCGCATGTCGACTGCGCCAGAAAGAACCTTGCGCAAAATGACGCTGGGCTTGTCAATCACTGTCAGCAATCCAATCCTCAAGCGCTTTCCACGCAGCGGCCCAACCAAGGGCAACACAGACGAAGGCCCCTGCTTTGTGGGCGGCCAGCAGGTAATCCTCCTGACCGTCCTGAAAACGGCTCTTCGTGTGGTCCTGCCTCTTTATCTCGCAGACAAACGATCGCCTGCTGGGAATGATCACATCAGACGCGCCTTTGGTCATACCTTCAGCGCTTTTCTTGATCATGCCCCCGAACTGACCGCCGCGCAGTTGACCTTCATTGCGGGGATGCAGCGCAATCACGCCAAGCGTTGTCGGATATTCCCTGCGCAGCTTGTTGAAGAATGTGATCTGCTCATCGCTTTCAAGCGGACACTTGCCGCGAAAATCTGTGTCACCGTAAACTCGGAAAAGTAAATTATTCAGGTTCAACGTCTGCACTCCTGTTCAATGCTATGAGGCGGAAAAAACCGCTGTTTGCGTCCTTGCGATAGGTCACGGTCTTAATCGCTCCGGTTCTGTGCGCCTCAAGAAAAACTGCGCATTCATCCCGTTGCCGCTGCATTTTCCCGTTCGGCAGGAACCAGATCGAAAAAGACCTGTAAGGCGTCACGAAGTCTGCGCGCTTTGTCGGATTGCCAGCCGCAGAAATGCCGTCCTTGACCGCAATGCTGACGACCTCATCGGTTTGGGTTTCGGTTGGCGTTCTCTTCAGCCGCTTGAAGTCAGACCGCAGTTTTTCGTTCGGGTTCACAATTTCAGTTTTGCACTTGCAGCAGTATCGCGCCGAAATGTCGTTAGGCTCTGCACACTCTGGGCAATCCTTTGATGTCCAGCGATAGGAACACCGCTCAAGCGTGCCGTGCTTCCCCGTCATATGCTCTGCGATGCACCGCCTGCCAAAGTGCGCGGGAAGTGGCCCGTATTCGGTCTGCACCCGCATTCCTTCCAAATCCAAGCAGTACCCCGCTTTGTCCACGTTTTCCGTGGCGTGCTTTAAGTTGATGCCGAACTCATTTCGGAAATTGCAGTCTGGGCAAACTGCGGCGATTTTGCCTTCGCCTTCCTTTGGCTTGTCAGCGAGAATGACAGGGTTGTGAACGTCCCCATGCGGGAAGTGGTCGTCAATGTTCGAAGTGTAATCCAAAATCAGGCAGTTCGCCTTCCCTTCGTACAGCCGCAGGCCGCGACCCATGATCTGCGTCCACAGCCCCGCGCTTTCCGTTTTCCGCAAAATTGCAATGCAGTCTACATGCGGCGCGTCAAAACCTGTCGTCAAAACCGACACGTTCACCAGATATTTGATTTGCTGGTCTTTGAACCTGCGAAGGATGCTATCTCGCTCACCCTTTGGCGTTTTCCCTGTCACAATCTCCGAAATCTCAGGCGGCAGGCTTTCCATGATTTCCTGCGCGTGCTGAACCGTTGCGGCGAAAAACAAAACGCCAGCACGGCCCCGACACTGGCTTATCACGTCTGCAACAATATCAGAGGTCAGTCGGCCCTTGCCATGGTAAGCGCGATCGACATCAGATTTGTCGAACTGCCCCCTGCTGTTGACCTGCATTCCTGCCGTATCGTACCCTTCCGCGCCTGCCGAACCAATGACAGGCGGGGTTAGAAAGCCCATTTCGATCAGTTCCGGCGCGGTGATGCGGCTGACCAGCTTTGCAAAAAATGGCTGGCTGATTGTCGCGGGGTCGCAGTTCTTGCCGTCCGGCCATATCTTGAAAATGTATCCGGTTTTCATGCGGTAGGGCGTGGCGGTCATCCCGATCACCCGCAGCATTTCATTCCCCGCCCTCATTTCTCTGATGATGTCTCGCAGCGTTGGCGTGATGCCGTGAGCCTCATCAACAATGACGGCAGCATATCCATCCTTGAAACTGCTAATCCGGTTTTTGACAGTGAGCGGCGAACCGAACACCACGGGATGCCGCAGTTCTTTGGCCCCCGCTGAAGCGCTGAACATGCTGGCCTTGTGTCCGCTTGCAAGGTACTTTTCGCGGTTTTGCACAACAAGTTCTGCGGATGGCGCAAGGCACAGCACCCGCTTGCCTGTGCGCGCGTTGATGTTCTCGGCAAGAGCCGCAATGATGTGACTTTTGCCAGCCCCCGTTGCGGCTTCGATCAGGCAAGGTTCAATGCTGGTCTTCACATGCCCCCATGCCGCATCATGCGCTTCCTGTTGATATGGTCTCAGGGTCATTTCAGCCCCCAGAACTGTGAAGGCTTGCCGCGATACGGCTCAAGATCAGCGTTGGGCAGAAGTTCCTTGATCGCCTTGGCGTATGCGATCGCCCCAGCCCGCTTCACCAGCGTTAAGTTCCGCCCCGCAATGACGGCGTTTTTCTCGCCACTCATTTCAACCATGCGCGCAAGAATGTCTTTTTGCTTGTCCTTGGCGTTGTCGATGGCGTCCCGCAGGTCGTCGTATTCGGCAACAAGACGCGCGGCTTCTGGCGTGTCGAACTGAGCGCGCAACGGCCCTTCAAAGTCGGCCTTGTCGCTTGCTTGGGCTTTTTCCCAAATCTCTTTGAGAATTGGAGCGCTCTCAGCGACCCAAGCGCCGTCAAATTCCACGCGCTCTAAACGGCTGCCGCGCGGAGACCATTGGTAAAAATCGCACCATGTCCGACCCGTGCAAAGCATTTGAAATTGCATCTGCGCGAAGTAATGCGGCTGGTCTGCCGCGCTGGCAAACTCTGGGCTTTCGTCCTTGCGCTTGCCAAATGGGCACTTGATTTCAAGCAATCCGTCTTCACCGATTAAGCCGTCCGGCGACGCCCCCGCCCAAACGTCAAGCGGCACAAAGCCAACATGCTCAACAGTATTGCCCGTCTCCATTTCATACGCAGCACAGGCAAGTGGTTCGTTTGCCGTGCCGTATTCGGTGGCAATGTTCCCCTCAAACTCGCTTGACAGGCCATGAACGGACCGGCCCAAGGCGCGGAACGCCTCTTGCGGCTTCATGTACGGGGCAAGCCCCAGAAGCCCGCCAACAAGGCTTGCTGTCACGCGACCGCGCCGCGCCTCAAACCATTCTTCTGATCGTTGTTCCATTTTCAATCATCCTTGTGTGTGTCTGAATGGCATTGCGCGCAAAGCCATATAACTGTGAGCGGAAATGCGTAATCTTCATGGTGTGCATGTATTTTGCGGCTTATTTCGTATTTTCCGCACTTACTGCAATTTGACGGCTTGCTTATCCGGCCATCTCGGACGGCGTTCCCTAGTATCACGTGCGCGGCTCTTGCTTCCGGCTTCTTGTTGATCCACTTAGCTCGTGACCGGAACAGGCTTTCTTTCCCAGCGTCAGTTTTCTGATATCGCTTGTGACGTGCCTTAACTTTTGGATCATCCTGATATCTCTTGGCATCATACTCTCGATAATAGTCTGCTTTCGCCGCTCGGTTTTCCCTTACCTTTTCTTTGTGGCATTCTTTACAAAGCGTGTTTACGCCCCTGTAAAATTCAGCAGCGTCGCTTGTCACGCCGCAGACCTTGCATGTATATGTCATGAGGCCATTATAGCCTCATAACGGGATATCACAACATATACCTTTAGAAGGGTATGTCGTCCCCATCCAGATCAAACCCGCCACCGGCGAGCCCTGATGCTTGGGGCTTTGCCTTGGGTTTTGGCTTCTCTTCCCCCACATGCAGGTCTGAAGTCTTGGGCTTGATCGCGCTCACCCAATTTCCACGAATGAATTCGCCATGGCGTTCGCGGTCCGGCATTTCCCACACCATGCACTTGATGACCATTTGCGCGCCCTGCAACGCAAGAGCCAAGCTGTCATCTGTCGGCGCTTCGCTTGAAGCCATCAACTGCCCCTTGGCGTTTGCGTCAATGGTCGCCAGCATTTGCCGCGCTTTGTCCCGCTTGGTCTTGGCCTTTTCTTCGCTCTTGGCGCTGGGGTCAAAATCCTGCACCCAAAGCTTTTGGAACACTTCGCGGTTTTTGAACTGTTCGGGCGTAATGATGCGCCAGTTGATCTCAACAAAGCGCACAGCTTTGTCGCGGGGGTGGTTCCACTTCACGCCCTTAATCTCTGACAGCACGTCGCTGTTGTCGGGTATGGGGTCAAAATTACCTGCTGGAACCTCGAATTCCTTGCTCTCGCTCTTTGCTGTTTCGCCGTCTGACAAATCCCAAAATGACATCTGCTTATCCTTTCATAAATTCTGCAAGAGGGTTTACACCCAGTTCAACTGCCACAGGCGCTTTGATGCCGTATGGATTTTTTGACACGTTCGAGGCGGTGACGTGCATCACCAATTCGCGGCCTTCGCCGCTGATCGCCTTTTTGCGCTCTCCTTCGTCGCCTTTCACGACCATGACTTGGCGCAGGAAGCCAACCGCGTCCACGTCGTCCAGATACGGCGGCAGGCTCTTGTCGTGGGTCATCCGCAGGCTGTACCGGCTGAAATCTTCTTGATCGGGAAGGCGCATTGTGCCGACCTCAGTATGAGCCAAGAAAATGACATTCATTCCGCGCTTGATCCGCATCAACTCTGCGGCGTTGCGAACTTGCTGGTGACGCGCCGCAAGGGCTGAAAAACCAGCGCCGTATCCTCCGAGGGCTTGGTTCAGGCTTTTGGCTTTGCCGTCCGTTTTCAAGATCGACTGCACAAACATGCGATCGGCAGCCGACACAGTATCAATGACGGCTGTCTTGAAATCATGCTCATCGTGAACCAGCGCCTTCAGTTGTTCCCAAAGCTGGTCTTCTGACCGGATTGGCGGCAATGCGCTGGGCCGGAAGGCTGCCGGAATTCGTGACACGCCATCTTCACAGCGCACAAAAATCGGCTTTTCAAATGTGGCTGCAAGGCTGGATTTACCCAAACCTGCGTCGCCGCAAATGGTAATGATCTGCGGCCCCATTTCAGGCACAGATGCTTGCTCAAGAATACTCAAGGCATTCTCCTTTGTTGTTTGACCGTTGGTCAT